ACCCCACAGCAAGCTCAGCCGGATTGGCGCAAGAACCCCGTGATGATTGAATGGGCCTCGCGCAATTCCTGGTTCGAGAAGGACGAAGACATGTCGGCGTATGCCGGCGGGATGGGCCAGGCCCTCCGCCAGGCGAACCCGCAGATGGACTTCAAGGATCTTCTCGAAGAGGTGTCAGTGCGCGTACGCAAGGCGTTCCCGCACAAGTTCACTTCGCCGCGGCGTAATGCGGTCGAGGAAACGACACCCGGCGCGACGACAGTCGCCAGCGGCGCCAAGACGTACGGCAGCCTGCCCAAAGACGCGAGGGCGGCGTGCGACGAGGCGGTGTCGGAGGGCGGCATCACGCAGAAGCAGTGGGTAGAGCTGTATTACGGGTATGACGATCGGAGAAAACGCTAATGACTAGCCGCAGCAGGGAACGACTTGAGCAACTGGCCGCCGGTATCGGCAATGAGGATCTGGTAGGCGAGCGCGTGATCCGCAGCCAGAACGAACGGGACATTCCGCGCACCGCGACTCGCGAGCGCGGGGTGTTCAACGGAACCACCAAGAAGCTGTCGGTGACCACGGAGATTCCGGGTTACCAGCTCCGGTGGTTCAATGACCAGGACGGCCGTATCGAGGCGGCAGTCGGTCGCGCGTGGTGGGATTTTGTGACGCAGGACGAAATTGCGCTTCAGGACAGCAACAAGGTTCTCGAACGCAATTCGGATGTCGGTAGCCGGGTGCGCGCGATCGTAGGCACGCTCGACAACGGCGAGCCGCTCTACGCGTACCTGCTGAAGATCAAGAAGGAATGGTTCGAAGAGGACACGCAAGCGACCGCGAAGCACATCCGCGACAGCGAGCGTGAAATGATCAGAAACGGCGGTTTGAACACCGATCGTATCGCAGAGAAGTACATTCCGGACGAGCGGAAGAAGGCTCTGGATATGAAGGTTGGCGAATTCCGGCAGGCAGGTTAAACAGGAGAAGGAAGCATGGCAAACCCCATCGGCCCGTTCGGCTTTCAGCCGGTCCGTAACAACGGAATGTACACCGGGCAAGTGAACATGTACTACATCCCGTCCACGGATGGCAGTGAATACAGCATCGGCGATGCCGTGAAGACAGTGGCCGGCGGGGATGTCAACGGCATTCCGCAGATCCAGAAGTCGACCGGCGCGAGCGGCGAGTATCAGCGCGGCGTGATCGTCGGTTTCGAAGCGGTTCCGGCTGTCGGCCAGAACGGCTCGATTCAGGGCTCACCCCTGACGCTGGAAGTGATCAACGCACCGGCCACCAAGTCGCGCAACTATTACGTCTGGGTGCTCGACGATCCGCAAGCCGTCTTCATCATCCAGGACGACGGCCTGAACGCGCTCACCGCGACGGCGTGCAACAAGAACGCCACGTTCACGGTCGCGAACAACGCGAATGCGCTGATCCAGATCTCGGCAACGACGCTCACGACCGGCACCGTGGCGACCACGGCGACGTTCCCCCTCAAGATTCGCGGCCTGTACCAGGCCGTGGCTCCGGGCGGCGGCAACCAGTTTGGCGTCAATGCCAAGTGGGTTGTCTCGTTCAACTTGCATGAACTCAGCGCGTCTGGCGTCGCTGGTTACTAATTAACCCAGGCTATCAGGGAGAAATAATATGGCTGGCGGCGTAATCACCACAGGGTCGGAACCGAAACTGCTGTGGCCTGGGTTGTTCGCAACCTTCGGCCGCAGCTACAACGAAACGGCTCAGGAATGGAAACCTCTCGTCGACGTCTTCAGTTCCAAGAAGCAGTACGAAGAAATTGTGCAGATCGTCGGCTACGCGCCGGCGCCGGCCAAGCCTGAAGGCACGCCGACGCAATACGATTCGGAATGGCAGGGTTTCATCACCCGCTTTATCCACATCGCGTACGGCCTCGGCTATATCGTGACGCAGGAAGAAATCGACGACAACCTGTACCCGCAGGTCGCCGCAGAACGCACTGAGGCTTTGGGCTTCTCGTTCCGCCAGACTAAGGAAACGATCGTCGCGAACTTCTACAGCAACATGTTCACGAACAACGGCTCCGATGGCGTTACGTTCATCAACACGGCGCACCCGCTTCAAGGTGGCGGCACGGGTTCGAACACGCTGACGGTGCCGGCGGATCTGTCGGAAGCAGCGCTCGAAGACATCGTTATCCAGATGATGTACACGACGGACGATCGCGGCAACCGCATTTCGTTGATGCCTCGTTCGCTGATCATCCAGCACAGCGAGATGTTCAACGCGCAGCGGATTCTGAAAAGCACGTTCCAGTCTGGAACAGCGAACAACGACATTAATGCGTTGAAATACCTCGGGATGTTTCCCGAGGGCGTGAAAGTCAATCGCTATTTGACCGCTCCGCACACGTATTTTATCCGCACGAACATTATGGCGAAGCAAGGTCCTCTGTTATTTCAACGTAATCCTATTAAATTTTCCGACGACGGGGATTTCGACACAAATAATATGAAGTATAAGGCCTACGAGCGATATTCGGTCGGGATGGCCGATTGGCGCGGCGTATTCGGAGTTCAAGGCCCGTGATTACTACTAGTAATCTTTAAATTACTACTTGCAGTTTGAGAAACTCGGAGTATGATCACGGGTATCCCAAACGCAAGGAGTAATCGAAATGGCTTCATGTCTTCACTGTGGTACGGAGTTTGTAAAAGCGTCGGGCGTACAGAAATACTGCACTGCGGAGTGCAGGAACGCCGCGACAATCCTGCACGGCCCGGTTCGAGAAGTGTCTTGCAAAGGCTGCTCGACGAAATTCGAGACGACGGACGCCCGTAAGAACTATTGCGGAAACGAATGCCGATGGAAGCATTTGAACAGTATTCGCCCGACTTCGAAAACTGAGTTCCGCGACTGCGTTGTTTGCGGAAAGGCCTTCCAACCGATGCAGAAGACAGGTCCAGGGCGCAAGTGGTGCTCAGAACCCTGCAGGCACGTAATGGGCGGTAATCCGGTTAGACTCGCAAAAATGGCGAGCGGAGAAGCAGACGCGGCGCAGTTGCACGCGGCTTCGGTAGCGAAGCGCCGGCACAGTCTGAAAAAGACTTTTGGCATCTCGCTGGAGCAGTTCAATATGATGCTGGAGCAGCAGAATGGCGTATGCGCGATCTGCAAGCAGCCGGAGACTGCGAAAAACGGTTGGAATAGCAAGACAAGGTTTTTGGCAGTAGATCACTGCCACAGTACCGGAAAAATCAGAGGTCTCCTGTGTACGCAGTGTAATCAGGGGCTTGGAAACTTCCGAGATGACGCCGCGCGTATGAAAGCCGCGATACACTATCTGGAGTCTCACGATGGTCTCGAAAAAGCGAATGACGGTTGACCACACGCCGAAGACGAACATGCATCCGAAGGGCTCGATCAGCATGACGGGCCCCGAAAAGCTGCTGGCGGCCGGCAAGAAGCAACGCGGCGCCGCGAAGGCTACGCCGTCCAAACGTATCAAGCACAAGAAACAGGTGTATTGATGAGTAACAAGAAAGATCGCCCCGATGTGCTGCGCGACGGTGCGCGCATAGTCGGTGGGCCGGACAAACGGAAGGTAATCGAAACGCCTGCTACCGAATTTCATTCGAAGCCGAGCGTTCCGGGGCACGACGCGGCGACGCACGCCCACCTTACCGGTCCTGGCAAAAAACGTTTCCCGCTCAAAGGCAAGAGCGGCTGGTAATCAGATAACTTGGAGCAGTAAAAATGCCGACGCCTTCCCGTTTTCCCAACGGTATTTCGAACGCCGCCCCGTGGCAGATGTTTGCCGGCATGGGCGTAGAGAACCCGTTCTTCTACCACCAGTTTTACGACGACTTCGACACTGTACCGTCGACCACGATTGGCTGGACTTCGTCAGGCACGGGCAGCGCACCCGCCGGCGGCACCGATGGCGGTTCGGTCGTCCTGACGACCGCGGCAACGGCTTCCGCGTTCGAGTCCATCCAGCGTACTGAAGCCAGTTTTCAGCCGGTATCAGGCAAGAAGCTGTATTTCGTGGCGCGGATCACGCTCTCCGACATCGTCAACGCTGCCTTCACGGCGGGGCTCTACCCCACGGGGTCGACAACTCCGTTCGCAGCAGCACCGGCGAACGGTATCTGGATCAGCAAGGCTTCTTCCAGTTCGACGATCAACCTGAATGTGGCGAACAACAGCGTGACGACGACGACCGCGTTTCCCGCGGGCGCGATAACGCTTGCGAACGGCGTCTCGTTCGATGTCGGGTTCGAAGTGACAGGCAACAGTTCAAGCTCAACGGGCCCCAGCACGGGTCCGACGATTCGCGGCTCGCTGGGCCCGAATCTGGTTGGCTACGTCCCACAAAGCGGCAACGGTTCGGCCAATTCGACGAACCGCGCGCCCAATATCGTGAGCACGGCGCCCTTGCTGACCACGCTGCAGGCTACGGTCCTGGCGCCGCTGCTCGGCGTCCAGACGGGCAACTCGTCGATCCTGACCGCGGCTGTTGACTTCGTCGGCGCGTTCCGGGAGCGTTAATGGCTTTCACCACGCCGGTTTCGCTCGTCATCCCGCTGATTGGCGATGGCACGTCGACGGTACTCGAAACGTACCTCGCGCCGTTGCTGATCGCGCAGGGGCTGCCCGGAACGACGGTGCCGCAGCTGATTGTCTCGTTTTCAGCGAGCGACGGCAGCGCCGTGACGGGCGTCCTGAATGGCCAGACGCTCACTTCCACGTGGGCGACGGCGCCAGCGGAGCTCGCCCAGTTGCGTATCAATGTGACGCTAGGCGTCTAAGGACGGATCATGGCTGCATCATTCACAGTCCGCATCATGGAGGATGGCCCGCGTAACGCCATCCTTCTGGTCAACGGCAACAACGGGGCTGTAGCGGACGCCGGCGGCACGGACCTGGCGTACACGACACTGATCCTACCCTCGCAGCTCGGTTACGTGGATATCACGCGCAAGCAGCGCTGCGCGTCACTGCGGGTCGACACGATCGAATGGGATGTGCAGACCGAAGCGGCGATGCGCGTCGACCTGTCATGGGACGCGGCAGTCCCGGTCGAGTTTTACTCGTGCATTGGCCGCGCCAACAAGTACTTCAAAAACTTCGGCGGTCTGTACCAGCAGACCGGCATCGCGGGAACGACCGGGGGCATCGGCATCGACACTATCGGCGCGCCTGCCACGTACGCCGCATGGACGATCACTCTATATCTGGTGAAAAACGGTTTGAACCCCGCATAAAACGGAGGAGTTATGTCCGCTGGTGAAGGATTCCTGCCTAACGGTAACTGCCTCGCGGTCAACGCTTCGACATCCAGCGTGGCCGTCGCGATGGGCCCGTCGATCTCAATCGTTGTCACGAACCGCTCGATTTCCAGCCCTGCGTTCGTCACGTGGAATGCGTCTTCCGCGCCTACGGCGGCATTTCCGACGCCAGGCGATACGACCGGAGTATTAGGCATGGAAGTGCCGCCAGGCGCA